AGCAATTTGCTCATTTGGTAACAGCTCAAACCTTCCCTCCCTTCCATTGATTGTTGCTTGAGCACTAGAACCAGGCGTGATCCCAGAAACAAAAGCTAACGGATTTGTTAATCTACCTTCCATGTATACTGCTGTATTATCAGCACCAAGAAGGTAGTCGTATTGTGGATTGCGCTTTTGCTTAAGCGTGGCATAATAAGTTGTGCCACTTGAAACAGGAATGTAATTTCCAGTCTCAGAATCCACGGTGTAGCCAGAAGCCACTTGCCATACCAAAGTGGCATTTGCTAGTGGCTGTAGGCTATTCGTCATACAACAAATCCAACAGAAGAAGATGGAATGGTGTTAAGCAGTCGCTTAAATTCTTGACCATACTGCGTAGCGTCTAAACCTTCGCCATACACCTTGCCTTCAGTAGCACCAATTTGAATGCCCATTTGTGCAAGTTGAATAGCGACGACATGAGCAGCGAGATGTTTCACAGCCCTGTCAGTCTGGTTCCCGAATAAAGAACCAACATCCGCAGTAGCCTCCTCAATAGCTCCATTCACAATCCCCGATGGATGAGGAGTAAATTCAGGAAACCGTTCAAGAAAGGAAGAATAAGTGACTGCCATGATCAAGCATTTCCAGTACGAATTGCTTCTTTGCGACGTTGAATTGCGTTACGAACGCGCACGCGGCCTTCAATTTTCCTCCATTCGTCCAGTTTCTCTTCATCGTGAATGAGATCAATGCAACGAAGAGCTTCGGTCATCGGGAAGCCCGCAAGAGTTTTCACACTGTCGGGAATTTGTTCTTCCTTAATTTCCGCTTTAAGCTCCTCAATAGCACCGATGGACATAAGGCGCCTCACTGTACCATTCTTCCTAGCGACTTCCCATTTTGTATCGGGAACATCATGGTTCATGCCAGGAGCAAGTTGGATAATTCCACTATCAGTGATGACACCAAAACCACCTTCGCGAGGAGGATTTTCAAGTTCAGGGCGATAAGCGATTAGCATTGTGTGTTCAAATTAGAACTGCCATTATCTTAACGCCCCAAATTTTGAACGCCCTATCAGGTGGCCTGGACGTAAATCACGCTCTTGGGATAGTAGATGGAAACACCACCAACACGAGCATGAGCAGGAACAATGAATTCCAAACCACGTTGTTGCGGAGGGAACAGTTCCAGAGGCTGAGGAATGTGCAGTTGCAGCTTCTCAGGATCGCGCTTATACACCACCATGCGGTTGGTAATAAGGCCGCTATTGTCAGCATCGAGTTGATTGATAGGCTCGATGTTGCGGATGAACGGATTGGTACGCAGGAAGTATTCCAGAACAGTAACGTCCGAGGAATCAGAATTGCGCTGAGTAGCAATCACGTTGTAGTCCTCATAAGCCATGAGGATGGTGTCGGGCTGTTCCACCATGCGGGAACCGTTCACAATGGCGCTAACGCCATAGTTCAGCAGATCCAGCATTTCCTGGGAAGTGGTGCCGCTATCAGTGAACCACTTGTCGGCGGTGTAGACGTCCACAGTGGAGTTGTTGAAGAAACCAGTCAGGCTCACCGAAGTGTCACCGAACATGGCGATGCTCTCAACCTTCTCCTCATAAGCACGACGCACGGCAGCAGCACGACGTTGCTCAAGGGCCACATCAGCCATTTGAGCAGCACGCAGTTCCTGCACGGTATAGCCGAAAGAACCACCAATGGAACGGATGTTGATGGTCTTCTCGACTTGAGTCACGTCAGCACGAGGCAGATCATCAGCAGCATCAGAGATGATCTTGAACTCGCCAGTGGCGTCCATCACCCGATAGGTGTAGGTTTGTGCGCCAGGACCAGCCTCAGAAGTGACGGGCAGAATGGTGGGATATTTAATATCCGCATACTTCGTCTCAAAGATTTGAGGACGAATGTACTCAAGCTGACGGCTCAGAAACAGTCCAGCTTCAGCATCAAAACGATCAAAAGTCATTGGGGCCTCCTATCAGGAATCAGCGGAAAGAGTGAAGCTGGGGCCATTCAGCTCCAGGATCGCCACACCAGAAGTGGTGGTGCTGGTCAGGAAGCGAGCGTTGGAGAGGCGGACAGTCTTACCAGAGGCAAAAGCATGAGAGAACTGACCAGCCTTGCCAGTGCCGCTAGCGGAATAAAGCACACGCACAGGAGAAGCGGGGGTCACGGCACCAGTCACATAAACAGCAACAGCGCCTTCGTTTGCCACGTTCATCACCATGCCGCTAGCAACAGCAGGACGAGAATCAGAATCAGTGGCTTGCTCATCAACATAAGTGAGCACGTTCACGCCAAGAGCAGTGTCGCCAGTAGCAGCGATGGTCTTAGCGGAATTCGCAACAGTGCCAGCGGAGTTGTAAACAACAACATTACCGAAAGCAACGGCACCAGCCTCAGCAATTTGCGTGGAGATGGTGTTATCGCGAATGTCGCTCAGTTGGCCTTCAAGGAGAGCCTGATGGGTGAGAGCGTAAACGGTCTGGACGCCACCAGCAGTAGCAGTTCCAGAAGCAGAGAAAGTAACGGCCATAATCAGCGAGCCTCCTTAGAAGTGGCGAGAGGAGCCTTCCAGGCATTGGTCACGTTTTCCCAGTAGGAATCGTGATTCACAGCAGGAGAGGCAATGGAAGAAACAGCTTTACGAAGCTCTTCCGTTTCGGGGGAATCGTTGCGCTTGGCAACTTCAGAAAGCGTGTCAAACATGGCAGTGACATAATCATCAGATTTCTCCGACAGATCCACATCACCACGCACAGCCTTAACAGCGCTTTCCATGATTTCACGAGCAGATTTGCCAGCAAAATCAAATTCGCTATCAAGATTCACACGAGCTTTATCGATCAGGGCCACACGCTCTTTCACCAGGGAATCAAGGTTGACTTCCTTAGCAGCTTCGAGTTCAGATTTAAGGCTTTCAACTTCCTCAGTCAACGCATCAGCGCGACCTTCAGCGGAATCAGCCTTGCCCTTCATTTCTTTTTCTATGGCCATCATGTCTTCCTTCATTTTGGAAGCCTTGGCCGTCATTTCGTCGTATTGTTTTTTCATGTCCTCGTAGGACATTTTGGCGTCTTCGCGTTCTTTAGTGATCGCCAGAGCAACGCTCTCGCTCACCTCAAACTCGGCGCCATCGAACACAACCTTAGCGGTCATTAGTCGATCTCCGGTATTTTGGATTAAAGAGGGATCAGCGGCATCTAGTCGATCCAGATGAAGCTTCACCTGAGGGCCTGCACGGCCTCTCCGAACAACGGCGACGTGATTACCATTGATGGATTTTTGAATTCCATCGTAGTGTTCGCCATTTTCAGTAACGCCAGGCGTAGGATCATATTCAACCCTATAACCTGCACTCACTTCTTTTGCATCACCTCGCATAATGCGATCAATTGCTTCTTGATCCGTGATTGTCATGACTGCACGGACGAAGCCGTTGTCGTAAACAATATCAGTGCCGGTAAAACCAATTTGATATTTTTTGGTGTTCTCGGAATCAAGCAGAATTGGAGGATGCTCGAAAGTGATGGCCTTGCCTCCAAAGGAAGTCAGGCTCTCAGGGGACGCCACTTCAGTTTCGGGACGATATTCGCGCCGCACTGAACCGTCAGCATCGGTGTAATGCTGAACACCAGTACGAGCAATAGTAGCCCACGCACGAAGATAACCCTCAGGCGTGGTTTCGTATTTCTCAATTGGCGCTACATCGTAGCGAAAACATGTGTCGCCCATGAGTTAAGAATAGACGATAGAAAGTGGTACAATATAAGAAGTTATGCAATAGCGCATAAATGAAACTTCTGGCTAGCAAAACAGACGTGTTAAAACTTTCCTATGGAGAGGCTAAATCGGTTATCGCCTCTCGTATTAAACTAGCGCGTCTTAATGCTGGGCTGTCACAAAAAGAAGTGGCAGATAGTTTACACTGCAGCCAAAGCACCATTTCACGATTAGAGAAGGCAGAAATTCAACCTGACTTCCTGCAGATTCGCGTAATGAGCGGATTGTTTGGCGTCAGTATTCTTTGGCTTGGTGGCTATCCAAGCTTTGTCGTCAACGCTTCTCAGTCTTCGTCGTCCTCATCCTGAATTGCGCTTAATTGCTCTTCAAGGTCTTCCATCACATAAGCCTTGGCAATTGCTTCGGCCTCAAAAACCAACATCTTAATTGGCGTGAAATGCTCATCGGGCTTGTCATAAAAACTTTCAACGAAGATATGAGTTTCGTCAAGCCTTCCGCTCTTAAAACGCTGTTCTTCTACAAGCTTCCAGTTAGGCGTAGCGCGATGTTCATGAGCTGAAAGAATTGCAAGAGCTTGCATGATGCCAATACCCTGTTCTTCTTCCATTGACTTAATGTTTTCGCTCATGATTTTTTCTTGCGACTTTCAATCATTTTAATGATTCGATTTGCCCAAGAACGCCCCGCATCTCCGCCCCAAAGTTGCCATGCAATATAACCCGCATCATCCTCTCCTCCGCTTTTGTTTTTCTCGTGACGGGAAAAGAATGCTGCCATGCGCTTGATTGTGGCGTAACTAACCTTACCACCACCAGCAAGATCAGAGGCGCGTGCTACTCCACTACCAATACCCTGCTTACCTGCCTCTTGCGTGGACAGTCCTCCTTTCTTATGCTTCTTGCGAAGCTCTAAACCACGACGCGCTGCAGCTCTTACAGACGATGGAGGGGCGAATGATTCGGCGTCGCCCCTCAGTTCTTTCCCAGCATGCCCTCGCAATAGCCATCCCAATACTCATCACTCTTGCCTTCTTTGCTTAGACCAGCCTCGCTAAGTGCAATTGCAATCGCTTGCTTGCGATTCTTCACCGCTTCACCACTACTGCTTTTCAACGTACCAGCCTCAAATTCACGCATTACAGTCCTAACTTTTTCGCGCTTTTGCCTTGCAGTCATGGCTAATCAATATCGTGCTTGTATTCATTATACAATTGTTGCACTTGTCCATTCTTGACAAATCCAGGTCGCACAAATAAGGCCATGCGTCCGCTAGTGCGTGCAGGAACAATAAGTTTTTCTACAACGTGATAATGAGGACGGTCACAATAATCGTCAAACAAGATTTGCGTACCAGGCTTTGCTCTCATTAATGTCGCGAGAAAACAAGCCACACGGAACCTTCCATCGATCAACACTACGTTTGGGCTGGACTCTTCAAGGGACCATGGAAAATAATGATAGACATGAAACCTATCTTTGAAATCCAAATTCAAAGGGCGTCCCCAATCGCCAACTGGACCGCAATCGACATGACAAATCAATGCGTTGTGACGATCATTGATTGCAGTGCGTGTACGATCTGCCCATTCCTTACTGGTGTCAACTGCAATAATGCGTGCGTCAGTGTGCTTGGCAATGTATTTGGTTGATTCACCACAACCATATTCGCCATAAACAACGGCAAAGTTTGCAACCTCCGCAAAAAGCTTATTCCCTCCCTCGTCAAACATTTGCTTCCTCCCACATCGCGTGCCAATCAATAAAAGGCGGTGGCGTGTTGTGATTGTCTAAATGAAACGCAAATGACGGGATTGGACTAATGCAAAGAATGTTTTCTTGGCCATAAAGTTTGCTAAAGATTGCATCAAATCCTTGACCTTGATTATGTCCTTCCATCAAAGGCACCATTTCTTTTGACGCTTGCTCTAAAGCATAACGATTCATCAACGCTGTCATTGTTGTGTTGTAAATTTGACGATAGTAAGTTTCGTCTGATCTCATGATATGTCCTTTCTTCCTCACGTCTGATTCTCGCGTGTAGCGGTCAGAGTAGTCTGATGGATGGAGGACAATTCCCGGATAATCCCTGAAGCCAATGCCACGCTCGAACTGGCCCTTTGCGTCTGACAGTAAACGATCAAACGCTCCGTCCCAGAAGAGGTAGTCGTCCTCGACAAAGAAAGTCCAGTCTTTTGGTTCTTGGTTTGCGATGGAAAAGGAATCGAGAATACTTTCCTTTAGTCCGCTGTAATTGCGTTCAATCAATTGATCGCAACTTTTCACGGCATTGAGCAAGCGATCTGAACTCTTGTCAGCCACAACAACAATTTCGCATTCATCGCGACGATCACCAATGCTTTTCAGCATGCTATTGAAGCAACGAATCGCCACTTCAGTTTTGTCATTTGAGAAATAACGATGCCTGGCGTGAATGCCAAACACTTTATCAGTGGTGCGGAAGATGATCCTCATGCCTTTCCTCCATTGTGTTCAATGAATGCTTTCTTGACTTGCTCGGCGTATTCAGACGTTGGAGCCCTAAAAGTGGTGGAAGTGCCGTGAATGACCATTGGATTGACATCAGCCCTCACTACAATATCGCCAATTTCAAGCATGGCTTTACAAAAAGACCAATGCTCGCAACCACTAACTCCGTCCCATTGAGCTTTTTGCTGCAACACATCGTCATA